GACACTGGTCGCTTTGCCCCACGCCCCCCACGTGTCCCACTTGTTCTCTATCTCAGTCGGGTCGCGGTCGGTGGGTAGCCCGTCCCAGTCGATGTTGACAATGCGTTCAGCCAAGGCCAGGAAGTGCACGATGTCAAGAGACTCCCGGTCGGTATGCTCGTTGGCATAGCCGACTGATATGTTTGTACATTCGGGGATGATGTCTATAAATTCTGCCGTATCTGTATACACACCCGTATCGTCGGGCAGATACATCAGCCGCTCGTCTACATTGAGCGCATCGGCTAGCGATTGGGCAAACGAGTCGGATGCGGTACGCCCCCACCCCTGGTGCGTGATGACGCTGTCAATACCCCGGCGGTCGAACGCAATAGCCCGGTCGAACTGGGAGAGAAGCGTAGTGTCACGCGCCATATGCCGAGCACCGATACCGCCGCACTCCTCGCCTTGGGTAAATAGGTAGTATGCGTCTACACCGCTGTGAAGCAGGTGCATCAGCATCGCGCATCCTGCGCCATCATCTGCACCAAGCGGCGCACCCTCGGCATACCAATGCGTGTTGGTCTTCCTGATCTTGTTGGGGCCAGCCTTCTTGTGGACTGTGTCAACGTGTGCAGTGAACAGCGTGCGGTTGGTTGTGGATATGCGGGTGTCGATGTGCAGATTGCCTACCTCATCTCGGTGCACCTTGGCGTGTGCTGGTGCGTTGGCTTCGAGCCAGTCGGTCATGCGGACAGTGCCCTCGCTGTTGTGTGGGCGCATCATGGAGAGTGCGCGGGCTAGGGTCTTGTGCAGGATAGAGTTCTTGTTCATGGATGTTTCTCCTAAGTTGGTGGTCATTCATTGTCCTGAGATTCAGGTGCATGGTCGGGGTGATACGTCTCGCCGTCAACCTCTACATAGTCAACGGCATCGGTATACCAGTCGCCGGACTCGGCGCACAGCCAGCAGTCCTCCTTTAGCTCATACTGCTCGGTGTCTGCGGCGTAGCATATCTCGTCTGAGTCACTGGGGTACCACGCATCGGCTGACTCGATGAAGGTCGCGTTGTCACTGTGCGTGTACCCGCCGTCCTCAAGCTCGACGATGCTGTTGTCGTCAAGGTAGTCCTCGTCGTAGTACTCGCCGTCAGCCTCGACGATGTAGTTGTTGTGCACATAGTACTGATACCCACGGCGGCCATACACATAGGTGTACTCGTCGAAGCAGCGCGGACACACAGTCGTGTCCTCACCCCGACCGACACAGTACTGATCGTCCTCGTCGTAGATAGAAGCACCGCAGTCCTCGCAGTCGCAGATTGGTGCGCCACACCTGCCGTCTGTGTTGTCACAGCAGTACTCGCCGTTAGGGGATATGGTCAGGTACATGTCGCAGTAGATGTCGACGTGACGCTCGTCGCCGTCAATGTACGGAGCGAGGAACTCGTTGCTGTTGCCGCTGAGTTTGTAGTAGCTCAGCTTGGCATCCTCTGGCCAGCCGCCCCGCTTCTCGAAGCCGATACTCTTGAGGTACGCCTCGATAGCCTCGTCAACACCTGAGTGTGAACGCTCGTCCGGGTTGCGCTTGTACGAACGCACGAAGCATTTGTACTGCGTCTCCGGGTCGGTGTAGAGTAGACAGCGACCGAGTATCTTGCCGTTCTCCACACGCACAGCCATAGACCAGCCAAGCGCGGGGTCGTACACAGCGTAGGGGTGACGCTGCTCGCCGTCATCACAGCGGATGTTGAAGTGGCGAGTCATACAAGAACTGGGGCCGTTCATCACAGCCTCGATCATGTTGGGCAGGTAGTCAACGATCTCGATACTGCCTGAGTAGCTGTGCCGCGCAACGATGTCACGCAACTCATGGTCAGGCATATGCGAGAAGTGACGGCGCAGATACTTACCCAGGGTAGTGATGGTCTGGCGATCAGCCTCGCCCTTGCGCTCGTTCTCGGTGTACGCTACCCGGTTGGGGTCGGTGATGGACTTGTGCGGCCACTCAAGCAGCAACTGATGCCAGTCATCGGGGCGGTAGATCTCGAACGAGGAGTACACAGCGGGGTGGAACTGATGCTTGTCGTACTCACGCTTGAACCAAGCACGCCCCTCGTAGCTTTGCTGGTAGATGCGGTGTCCGTACTGGTCACGGACATACTCGTGGGTGTCACCCGACACGATGCGGGCGGCACGAAAGAACATATCGGTGAACATCTGAGCTTGTTGCATGTTGCAGTGTTTACACATTTGCTTTCTCCTTTGTTGTTACACATTCATCTCACGATTGCGCACATCACGCATGTGCTTCTTGTAGAACTGAACGAACAGTTCATCGAACGCAGAGAGAAGTTTCTCTCTGTTACTCAGGTCGGCGACATAGAACGCCCGGGCTATGTGCCCGGCGAAACTACCGCCCTCACTCTCCATCATGCGTGCCGCACGCAGCAGCATGTCGTGGTCTAGTTGCATTGCTTTCATTTGCTTTCTCCTTCCACGTTATTCAGCGCTTCCACAATGGCTGCCGCTTCCCACTGAAACAGGCATGGCAGAGTTATTTCCTCATTACCACGCCCAACCACATAGGTAGGCCCAGCCCCCTCCTCATCGGTTCTTGCGTACCAATAACTAGCTTTCATTGAATAACCTCCTGTTGAACTTGGTGCTTGCAGAGTATGGTGTACGTGCCACGCATACCCGCCAAAAAATCATCTATCGAAATGCCATCCTCGATGGCGTAGTCTGCCGCCATCTTCGCCAACACGTGCAGTAGTATGTCTACCCGCAAGTCCTCCTCCCTGGGTAGCTTCAGGTCTACGATTGCCTGCGCTATGGCGCGCTCCAGCTTTTGGAACAGTGCTACGTCTCGATCTTCATCTTCGCTTGTCATTGCGTTTCTCCTTTCAAGTTGTCTCGTACCCATGTCGCTAGCAGGTGTGCGGTGAGTGCCGCATCCTTTACGTCCTCGAAGTACTCAGACGGCACGTAGTCGCCTGGGCTGTCGAGGTAGTTCTCCATATCCCGTGCGATACACGAGGTCAGGCTTTGAATCTGACGCAATGCGTCGTGAATGTTCTTTGGTTTCATCATCTCCATACTCCTACATCTAGCATCAACACAATCAGTGCTACGAGTAGCACCACCCGAATTACTTTCTCCTCTGTTGTCAGCATTTCAGTTCCTCCGGTACATCAACCTCATCGCCCAGCTTGGACGCAACGTAGCACCGCATGGCGGCGATCAGGGGTGTTGGGCCGTGACTAAGCGGCTCATTAAGCACTCCGTATTGGTATTTTCTAGCGCACCAACCCGATGGCTTGGCATTTGCACCTTCGGCGTAACTGTCGCGGAAAGACAGCATCACGCTTATCCCCTCCCTCTCAATGATCGGCCCGCCTTGTGCCCAGTCGGTAGCCCAGCCCCACATACCCCACTCGCTGGATGTCACGCTGTGATCAAACCCCATGCACTTTGTCACCGCCCAATCAAGTGCGGCGTCTGTCAGTTCACTCGTTCTCAGTTTCATTTGCTTTCTCCTTCCATGTACAAAGTCAATGCGCTACCCGAGTAGTTGCCGAAGTCATAGTTGGTCATGACTAGGTTCTCAATCTCGTAGTTGTCTAGTTTTCTACCCTTGAGGTATGCGCCCAGGGGTATCACGCCATTGATGTGGCGTGACCTGTCGCTGAACAGTATGTGCTCATCCTCGACCACGGCAACCATGCGTTGCCCGTGTTGGTCGTAGTGCCTGCCTGTATTCCATTGGTGTTTCATCGTGTTACTCCATCAGGTGCAAAGAAGCCCAGGTACAGCGTGCCCTTGACTTGCGGTTGGTAGAAGTTGATCTCGTATGCGGTGTCGTGTGACACCGGCACATAGAACAGATTGAACGGGTTGCCCTCCTTCTCCATGTGTGTGAGCAGTTGCCTGAGCGTGCGGTCTGGCGTGGTTGTTATCCATGTCAGTGCACTGGCGGCAAAGTAATGTGACTTGGTGTTGTCGTGGTTCATGTTCATTTGCTTTCTCCTTTGTTTGTGAAGTCGGTTGCCCAGTCTGAAAACAGAATGTCTCCACCCAGGTTTGTGCGTATGTAGCCGAGCGAGCAGATGTACAGCACGCCCTCCACCATGTGTGCTAGGTAGTAGAGCGCCATCACCGCACGCTCATTCCAGTTTGTCTTCGTTCTCATTTGCTTTCTCCTTTGATGACGAAGCTGAACAGGTGGTCGGGCAACGGGTCTTTCCACCCCTTGGGGTACACCACAGCGAGCGCATCGAAGTCACCCAACTCCTCGCTCGTGTACTCCTTGCCGACAAAGTTAATGTCGTACTCGTCCCAGATAACCCAGTCATCGAACGATGCGAGCGTGACGCCATAGAACTGGCGCTCGTTGGTTATGCCTTGGATGTAGCCCTCGGCAAAGGCTTTCACTTTCTCCTGACTCATTTGCTTTCTCCAGTTTCAGATGCCGCCCTGTCAAGGTAGTACCGGCTGTGCGGGCGGCGTAGCACAGCCAGACTGGGGTGAACATTCACCCGAGTTCTCATTTCTTATCGTCAACCTTGCCCACCAACAGGTGCTCCCATCGGGTCGGGTAAATTGCGTTGTGTTTGTATTGGTCGAGGCGATACTGCGCCTCGTACATGGAGTCGAGCAACTTGCTCAGACGTTCACGCTCCAACGGGTCAGTCACAACCTCGTACTCCTGCTCGGCTTGAGCCTGCGCCTTTGCCAGTTGGCTGAACACTTTAGCCCTCGCCGTCCTGGACAGCTTGGCGGGTAGGACACGCTCGAATGGAATCTTGGTGCGCCCCCTGGCAGGGGGAGGTAGTGCGCTATACATCTCCTGGATGCGTTGCTTCTCAGACAGCTTCACGAAGTCCGTCCAGTGCGTGCCGTCCGCAAACACCTGCCGCTTGAGTTCGTTGCGTAAGAAGTTGACAAACTGTTGTGGCGTGTGGTCGCCTGCGTTCTGCACTTTCTTCAGTCGCTCCAACACATCGAACACCGAGTCGTAGTAGGCGCACACCGCATCCCATCGTTGCTGATTGAAGGGTTCTGTTTTCTTTATCTGGTTCTTCGTTGTTCGCAGGTTCTGCAACTCCACACGCAGGGGTTCAAGCAACTCACCCCATGCGCTGAACACGATGGTGTTCTTGATTTTCGATGCTCGCTTTTTATTCTTTACCTCTTGCACCTGCGCTGTGATCTGCTCAACCATGGGTGCGGGTAGCTTTAGCTTGGTGGTGAGGTGGTTGTGCAAGCGGTGGATACTCATGGTGAACCACCAGGGTTTGATAAGGTCTGACATTGTTTTACTCCATAAAAGATTGCTGAATGGATAGTATAGCCGGGTTTGTCGGTTTGGCATATGCCTGTCTTGAAATATGAGACACGCTGGAAGCCGCATGGATACTGGGCTAGAGCCATTTCAGTCCCGTCTATCTAGTGTTTTGGCGGAGAGACATCACGCATATGAGTGTTGTATGTTTTTTATTGCTGTTGTGTTGGACATATGTGTGTATGTATAAACGACTCTATCTACTATTCTTTATAAATATATTTAGATAGATAGGATGGACGAAAAAAGCTCAACGCCAGTATCCATGCGGGTTTGCGGGTGTCTGAAAACTCAGACCCCGCATAAGCAATTCAGACACTCAAAAAATCACTCAAACTAGTGACCACTGGGTCAGTTGCGCCTTGCGTTGGAGGTAGGCCTCGGCTGAGGCGAAGTGTTCGCCCTGCTTGCCGCCGACATGGTAGAGGTTGATGAACCAGTAGGACTGGTCACGCTTGCCTCGTGGGTAATAGGCCATTGCGTAGTAGCGGATGCCGTCTACGCCGGTGAAGCCTGAGTCGATAGGTTCGAGTGTGGGGATGGAAAGATTACGCATGGAAGTTTCTCCAAAGGACACGCTGGCTAGGCGTGGATTGACACGGAATGAAACAGCGGGCCAGCCTCGCCCGCTGAGTCAGAGAGAAATTCTCTCTGGAATTACTTGGCAACAGCACGCAGAACGGCGATAGCCTCGCTCACGCTGTCGAACTTGGCCAGATACGCCTGCGCCGCCTTGCGCAACTCAGGGCTGTAACGCTTGCTCGACTGCGGCTCGGACTTCTTCGTTTTGCCCTGCACAATGTGGTAGGTGAATCCGCTCGCGGCTCGGTCGATCATGGCGATGTGCGCCTTGCTCGCACCCTTGCCTTTGCCTGTCTCAATGATCTTCTCGGCCTGCGAGAGAGAAATTCTCTCTGAGCCTTTCTTCTCTCTGCCTGCGATGTAGCCGATCATGAAGTCGTGCCGTATCTCTGCCTTGCGCTCGGGGCTGGCCTTGAGCCATTCCTTGCGGATGGATGCCGAGAGCTCGGCGGCCTGTGCGTCTTTGTTGCCAATGGACTTGGCGGAAGTGCGAATGCTCATGGAAGTTTCTCCTGGTTGAGCTGTTGGCTGGGCGATATGCCTCGCATCAACACTTCCAGTAAACCATATGGGGGTTTTAAACAAGGTCGAAACGTCCTGGCCAAACCCCACCATACCCCCACCCACCTAGATAAATGACGGCCAGGCTAGCCAGCCAGAACACTGTTTTGCACCCGCTCCCACTATTCTGTAATACTTTTGTCTACTCCACGTCTATCTCACCCACCCCCAAAATTTTTTATAAAAATTCCAGAACACCCCTGTCTAACGATTGACAGGCATAAAAAAACCCCCGACATTTCTGCCGGGGGCTGAATGGGGGAGTCAACCCACCAATAGGAGAAAGCAAAGGGCAACTGCTAGACTTGCACCAATGCCGGAACTAAGTGTACACTGGGGACACCGGGACCGCAACCCGCATCCGTCTAAGGACAAATGCTCGAACACCTGCTTGACTTCCAGCCTGAAGTTACATCCAGTACCGAGGCACCGCCCCCGGTAGAAAAAACTACGCCTATGCAGGCGCTGGATGGGAAGATTAATACTTCCGACTGGCTCAAATCCATGGGTGCGCCAGACAAAGAGGTTGTTGTATCCGAGCTAGAAAAGACCCAGGCCCGTGAAACTTTCACGGCGCTCACCACCAACGCCCCCACCGCAGATGCACACGCCATGGTCTCCAAGCTGGAGACCCCGCAAGCTGTACGACACCTGACAAGTATGCTCACCGCATACGACTGGGAATTTATACAGCAGGCAAAAGAGCTGCGCGGTTACGCGGTGGCCAAGATTTTGGAGGAGTGTGAGCACCCCACCGCCTCAATCCGGCTCAAAGCGCTGGCGCTCCTGGGTAAGGTGACCGAGGTCGGTTTGTTTACAGAAAAAATCGAGGTCAAGAAGACCGACATGACCGAGGACGAGGTCGACCGCAAGCTGAAAGAGAAGCTCGCCAAGTTCATGGACGTGACGGATGTGCAGCCGATCGAAGACATTGACGTGATTGATGTCGTGGCCACCCCCGCCCCACCGGAAGACGAACCGGAAAAGCCCAGTGAGTGAGAAAATCCTGACCCCCGAGGAGGCCACAGCCCTCTACCGCAGACTACCCACCATGGGTAAAGTGGAGAAATTGGAGACTTTGGACTTGTTGGACAAGCAAGAACACTGGCGGGAGCTGAGAAAGAAGCGCCAAGACCCCATCGAGTTTGCCAAACACGTCTATCCGGGGTTTAAGATCGGGCCACACCACAGGAAACTGGCAAAAATCTTCCAGGAAGTGATCTCCGGCCAGAAAAAACGCGTGATTATCAACATTGCGCCACGTATGGGTAAGTCGGAGTTCTCCTCCTACCTGTTCCCAGCGTTCTTTCTAGGTAATTACCCTGATAAGAAGATCATCATGGGCACGCACACGGCGGGCCTGTCGGAAGACTTTGGCCGTAGGGTGCGGAACTTGATCGATTCGGAGGAGTACCGTGAGCTTTTTCCGAACACGCTGGTGGCGGACGACCAGAAGGCCGCCGGAAAATGGAGCACCAGCACTGGTGGCCAGTATTATGCTGCTGGTGTTGGTGGTGCTCTTGCTGGACGTGGTGCTGATCTGTTTGTTGTTGACGATCCTCATTCTGAACAGGACGTAAAGGCCAACAGCCGTCTGGCGTTCGATACCGCATGGTCGTGGTTCCAGACCGGACCCTTGCAGCGTCTGATGCCTGGGGGCGCGATCATCATTATCATGACCCGCTGGGGGAAGTTGGACCTGACCGGGCGCCTGATCGACTACCAGACGCGCAACCCGGAGTCTTTGCCCTGGGAGATCGTGGAGCTACCGGCCATCCTGCACGAGGGTACGGACAAGGAGAAGTCCTTGTGGCCAGAGCAGTGGCCACTGGAGGCGTTGAAGGCGACAAAGGCGTCGATCGACCCACAGTACTGGAACGCCCAGTACATGCAGCAGCCCACATCCAACAACGCGGCGATCATCAGCAGAAAGCTCTGGAGAGTCTGGGAGGCAGATGATCCACCCGAGTGCGACTACGTCATACAGTCCTGGGATACGGCGTTTGAGACCAAGACAAACTCCGACTACTCGGCGTGTACGACATGGGGCGTCTTCTACAACGAGGAAGAGAACGACAAGGCGCAGATCATCCTGCTGGATGCGTTCAAAGACCGCATGGCGTTCCCGGAGCTAAAGCAAATTGCGCTCAAACACTACAAGGAGTGGGAGCCTGACGCGTTCATCGTGGAAAAGAAGGCTGCCGGGGCGCCGCTCATCCAGGAGCTGCGCAACATGGGCATACCAGTCCAGGAGACGAACCCTAGCCGTGGCAACGACAAGATGGTACGATTGAACGCAGTGGCTGATCTGTTCGCATCCGGCATGGTGTGGGCGCCAGACACACGCTGGGCGCGTGAGGTGATCGAGGAAGTGGCGTCGTTCCCCAACGGCGAGAACGATGACTTCGTGGATACGACCTCCCAAGCCCTCATGCGGTTCAGACAAGGCGGGTTTATTCGTCTGGACTCGGACGAGCAAGACGAACCCAGATTTTTCAGACGCCGTAGCGCGGCGTACTACTAAGGATCGACATGGCTACCAACATCGACAAGGCCTTATACCAAGCCCCCTCCAGCATGGAGGAGGACGCACTCGACGAGGAGCCGATCGAGATTGAGATCATTGACCCGGAAGCCGTCAACATCCACGCGGATGGACTAGACATCTCCATCATGCCGGGCGAAGAGGACGAAGAGAGCTTCTCCGCCAACCTAGCCGAGACCTTGTCCGAGGGTGCCGTGGCAACCATCGCTGGGGACCTGGCTGGTGACATCGACCAGGACAAGCAGTCACGCAAGGAGTGGGAGAAGTCGTACGTAGAAGGGCTGAAGCTCTTGGGCCTCCAGTACGAGGAGAGAACGGAGCCGTGGCAGGGCGCAAGCGGCGTGTTCCACCCGATGATCACCGAGGCAATTGTCAGGTTCCAGTCAGAAAGCATAACGGAAACATTCCCCGCCCAAGGCCCGGTGCGCACCAAGATCCTGGGCAAGGAGACGCCTGAGAAGAAGGCGGCGTCCAAGCGCGTCGAGGACGACCTGAACTACGAGTTGACGGACGTCATGAAGGAGTTCCGCCCCGAGCATGAGCGCATGCTGTGGTCTCTTCCCGCTACGGGCTCCGCGTTCAAGAAGGTGTACTACGACCCGAACCTGGGCCGCCAGGTGTCAATGTTTATCCCGGCAGAGGACATCATCCTGCCGTACGGCACGTCAGACCTGGACAACTGCTACCGGCTTACGCACGTCATGCGTAAGACCAAGAACGAGATCATCAAGCTCCAGCAGGCTGGGTTCTACCGCGACATCGAGCTGCCGGACCCCACGCACAGCCAGGACGACATCAAGAAAGCCAAGGACAAAGAGACGGGCTTTAGCGACATCGACGACGATCGGTACGTGTTGCTGGAGTGCCATGTTGACTTGGTGCTGCCGGGGGACGAAGATGAGGACGATGACGGCGAAGAGACGGGAATCGCGCTGCCATACGTAGTAACCCTTATTAAAGGATCGAACGATGTCCTGGCCATCCGACGCAACTGGCGAGAAGAGGACCCCCTCAAACTCAAGCGACAGCACTTCGTCCACTACCAATACATCCCCGGCTTTGGAGCCTACGGCTTTGGACTCTTCCACCTCATTGGCGGGTTTGCCAAGTCTGCAACCTCCATCATGCGCCAGCTGGTGGATGCGGGTACCCTATCGAACCTGCCCGGGGGACTCAAAACCCGTGGGCTTCGGATTAAAGGTGATGACACGCCGATTGCCCCGGGCGAGTGGCGGGATGTAGACATCAGTTCTGGGGCGCTGCGTGACAGCATCATGCCCCTGCCGTACAAGGAGCCAAGCGCCACCCTGTACAACCTGCTGACCACGATCGTCGACGAGGGTCGTCGTTTTGCCGCAACAGCCGACATGAAGGTGTCGGACATGTCTGCGCAGGCACCGGTGGGCACCACGCTGGCTCTTCTGGAGCGTCAGCTCAAGGTCATGACGGCGGTGCAAGCCCGCCTGCACTACAGCTTCAAGCAAGAGTTGAAGTTGCTGGTCAAGATCATCGAGGACTACACCGACCCCGACTACGACTACCAGCCGGAAGAAGGCCATCGCACGGCTCGCAAGGAAGACTACTCTCAGGTCGACATCATTCCGGTGAGCGACCCCAACGCGGCGACGATGTCGCAAAGAGTCGTTCAATACCAAGCCGTCATTCAGATGGCGCAGATGGCGCCGGACATTTACGACTTGCCGCAGTTGCACCGTCGCATGTTGGAGGTGTTGGGTGTGAAGCACGCTGAGAAGCTCGTGCCGCTGCCGGACGACCAAAAGCCACGCGATCCGGTGGCAGAGAACATGGCGGTCCTCAAGGGCGAGCCGGTCAAGGCGTTTATGTACCAGGACCACGAGGCACACATCAAGGTACACATGGCCGCGATGCAGGACCCGCTGATCATGCAGTTGATCGGCCAAAACCCCCGCGCCCCGCAGATGCAGGCAGCGATGCAAGCGCACATCTCCGAGCACGTTGGGTTTGGCTACCGCCAGAAGATCGAGCAGCAGCTTGGTATGCCCCTGCCCCCGGAAGACGAGAAGCTGCCGCCCGAGGTGGAGGTTGCACTGTCGGGCATGATGGCCCAGGCAGCACAGCAGGTGCTGCAACAGAACCAGGCGCAGGCACAACAGCAGCAAGCCCAGCAGCAGGCCCAGGACCCGGTGCTTCAGATGCAGAAACAAGAGCTGGCCATTCGCCAACAGGAAGCCCAGACCAAGGCGCAGAAGGTGGCCCAGGATTCACAGCTGGCTCAGCAAAAGCTGGCTCAGGATGCACAGCTGGCTCAGCAAAAGCTGGCGCAGGACGCGCAGATCGCTCAGCAGAAGATGAAGATCGACGCTGCCGACTCGTTGGCAAGAGTACAGACCGAGAAGCAACGCACCGCTGCGCAGCTAATACAGCGCCAAAACATCGACGCACGTCGCTTGAACGTGGACTCCATGAAAGCCGTCATGGATGCCCGTAACAAAAACCAACCAAAGGAGAAGCCAACTAAATGATCCAAGACTTCGCACGCGTATTGCGCGAACAAATACGCAGCGACCTGAACAACTACGCGGACGACTTGGCGGGTGGTTCATGTCAATCTTTTGAGCAGTATCAAAAACTCTGTGGCGTCATCCAGGGTCTGGCGATGGCAGAGCGTTACATCATTGACCTTGCAGAGAAAGTCGAAAAAGCAGATGAGTGAAATCCTCCTCCCCCCGGGTATTCAACTACCCAAACACATCCAACCCGTCGACCAGCCGGACGACAACGCGGATGCAGAAACCAAGGCGTCAGCCTTGCCAATCCCAGCTGGCCACAAGCTGCTGTGTATCGTGCCCGAGGTCGATGAAAAGATCGCCGGTACGAGTCTCGACCTGGTTCGAGACGCTGCGACCATACGCCAAGAAGAACACGCCACCACGGTGTTGTTTGTTTTGCGCATGGGCGAGTCTGCCTACAAAGACCCGGAACGGTTCCCCACCGGCCCGTGGTGTAAAGAGGGAGACTTCATTCTTGTTCGTACCTATACCGGTACGCGTTTCAAGATCTTTGGCAAAGAGTTCCGCGTGATCAATGACGATCAGGTGGAGTGTGTTGTGCAAGATCCTCGTGGGATTACCCGCGCTTAAAGGAGTGGTAGATGAACGACGCATATAAGTTTCCAGACGAGCTGGAAGAAGAGAAGAAGTCCGCCCCGGCGGACGACGTAGAGATCACCGTCGCAGGAGACGACGTTGAGATCGAGATCGTTGACGACACTCCCGAGAGAGATCGTGGCCGTCGCCCCCTGGACCGTGAGGTTGAGGACCCAACGGACGACGAGATTGAGTCATACACCCAGGGTGCGCAAAAGCGTATCAAGGAGCTGACCCATGCCCGCCACGACGAGCGCCGAGCCAAGGAAGCCCTGGCTCGTGAGAAAGAGGAGCTTGAGCGTCTTGCTCAGCACATGGTG